TTTTTCTGAATAACCCGCCTGTCTTGCACATTCTGTCTGTGTAAGCCTACCATTTTCTTTAACAAATATTTCTACAAAAGCTCTTTGTTTTGGTGTTAGCTCACCATTTCTAGTCTTAGGCATTTTTTCATTTTAATACACTTTATCATCTCTGTATAGTATTATTTCATTCAATATTATAATATTAAATATTAAATTGCATTCAAAAAAGGTATATGGGTGTGGTTACGTCTGGTTACGTCTGGTTACGTGGTCAAAGTAACGTGTTTATTGTTATATTTCAATAGATTAATGCTATGGTTACGTGGTTACGTCATATTTGTAAAAATAAAAATTATTTTTTTTTATTTTAAAATAAAACTACTATACAGACCCAAAGTTATCCACAACTTTCGACATTTTATATCATTTAGTTCTTTATTATCCCATTAATTAGTATAGAGTTATAATTAAATGAGGATGGTGCAACATTCTCAGAGTATGGCTGAACAACTGTAACAAGGTAGTAAGGCACACTCGGTGGAAAGATAGGGTCAACTGACTGAAGGGTCCAAGGGTGGTACTGAAGTACTTGTCAAATTAGATATTTGACTTGTCGGGAAAAGGTTGGGGGTAGTCAAAGAATCCCCCTACTCACTAAGAAAGAAAGGAAAAATATATGTATAAATATAATGCAATAGATAAAAATGGTGTTCCTAGAGTTTGGGGAATAGCAGAAGATCAAGATGAAGCTAAAAAACAATGTGAACTAGCTTTGAAAGAGTACTGCCAAGAAAAAAATAAAGACGCCAATCTGTTTGATATATATTTCGTGGATAAAGGATGACCCTTGAAGCGCGGTTAATTAAACTCAAACTAAAGTACGATAAACTAGCCCGGCGCGAACCAAGTTCCGGGCAACAAGTTCTAGACCGCATGATTTGGGAACGGTTAAGAAATATACTCATAAAACGATACGGGAGATATGAATGAAAACAGAAATATTTAAAGGCTATACTATAAAAATTTGGGAACAAACTCCAGATATGGACTATGAAAAAAGAGACTTTGATGAAGAGTTTCAAGGACAAGGAACCCATGGATATGAGGTATTAAACCCAAAAGGTAAACGTGTTTGGTGTGATACTTGGGATATGTGGGATGAAGACGCCTGTTATCAAAATGCCTGTCAAGACGTTGACGCAGATTTAGGAGATAAATAATGAAAACAGAAATAGAAAAGAATTGGGATATTTTTTGTGATGATATGTACGAGTATGATAAAAATGCTCCTTTTACTCACATGGAAATAGAGATTAAAGATTTTATAAGGAATTGTAGTACAAAAATCAATTTAGATTATCTTTATGGAATGATTGATTTAACAGCAGAGGTATTATGGTGTCATGCTTTTCCTAATGAGGAGGAAGAGTGTAAAAAAGACTATGAATGGGAAAAAGATATTAATAAATATTTAAAGAAATTTTACCCAAAAGAGAAAAAATTTTCACTGGGGCTAGAATAATGCGTCATTTTGTCCATTGTCCGAGGTCCAAAAACATGATATCAAAGGACTATGAATCGCGCAGACATAACCGATCTCTATGGCGACGACGAGCCGAACATCTTATTTGCAGAGGGCTTCGACGAGGCAATAGCGGGAGTAGTATGGGACGGAGAAAGAACAAGAGTAGTTTACGACACGGAACTAATTTTAGAATTACTTATGGGACGTAGTGAGATGACCTATGGGGAAGCAGTCGAGTACTTCGACTTTAACATTGCCGGTTCTTATATGGGGGAGTACACTCCCTTTTATTTAGAAACCTAGAAAGGAATAACATGGAAGACGATCCAAAGATAGATAACAGAGTATGTTTGTTTTACGTAGCAGACAAACTAACAGAACTAGCAGACGTAAAAGATAAAGACTTACGTAAATACGTCGTAGAGTTTAGAGAAGAATGTCTACGAAACTTAGGTGTAAATGCATTACACGATCATAATAACTAGGAGAAAGAATGAGCGCATTTAAAGATTGGGTTGAGCAAAGAGACATAGAAATTAGAAAAAAACTAATTGAAGACTACATGGCTAAATGTCCGTTTATCGAGTTTCATAAAATAAAAGACATTGAAAGAGAAGGTGCTACAATAGACATAGCCTTTGATGAGGAATATGAACAAGGATTATAAGAAAAAAAATCCTGTGGCACAAGAACTACGCACACCTAAATATAAAAGTCGCGTGGTCCAAGATAAGAGGGACAAGTACAAAAAAGATTTAAGCTTGAAAGATGTTATCAATCAAGCCAAAAGGTTTCTCGGTGAATAAACCATTGGTCCTTGTTACGTGGCTCGATGCCAAAGACGGACAAACCGGGTGGCATTCTATTGAAGACATACAAAAAGAACGATTAGCTACCTGTCATTCAACTGGGTGGCTAATGTTCAAAGACGAAACAAAAATAATTATCATGGCAGACTATTCAGAATTTGACGGCGACAAAGAAGGCGGACGTCACATCACCATACCTTCCGGGTGGGTGCAAACCATAACTTATCTCAAAGGAGATTATAAGGAGAAACAAAATGAACATGGATAGATTACTAGCTTCCGTGAAAAAACACGAGGGCTACAGAAACAAGGTATACCTAGATACCCTAAACAAAAGAACGATAGGCGTGGGACACCTCTGTGTTGAAGAGTTTTGGGAAGATGATAAAGAATATGAAGAGAAGTTTCTCATGGACATACTTGAAGCAGATCTACAGAACGCAATCAAAGGCGCAAAAGACTTGATGTCAGAGAATGGTTGCATGGATATGGACGAGGTGGCAGAGGAGATTATTATAGAAATGATCTTTCAACTGGGCAAGACAGGTGTCTCTAAGTTCAAGAACATGTGGAAAGCATTATCAGCACTTGAGTATTCTACGGCGGCGAGCGAAATGCTCGATAGTCGTTGGGCAAAACAAACACCAAACAGAGCACAAGCGATGAGTGCGGAGATGGCAGGCATTGGCTAGGTACGTCTGGCAGTGGTATTGGGACTACGATTACCTTGGTAATAAATACAAGGCAATCTATTTTGGTCCGAGACTTGATTGGATGAAGCTGTTTACAAAACGCAAGAAGAAAAAGAAATGAAAATTCTCATACTTACAGGACTAGTTGCTATAATTATTATATTGTTATTCATCGCGGTGATGATTTTTGCGATTGGTGAAAAATTATCTGAGAAATAACTTGATCCCAAGTGACGTTTAGGTGTATAGCTAGAAGCTTACCCCCAAAAAAAGGATATAATATGACGGTAGAAGAATTAAAGGATGTTATTGTGTATTTACAAGGCAGAATAGAAGAATTAGAAGGAAAAAAATTATGTGAATGCGCGGAAGAACCTTTAGTAGAGTCTACTAAACCTACCGTAACATATGTAACTAACTACGATGAGGACGAGGACTGTATTGCATGTTCGGCATAACTCTATCTTGGTTCCATTGCTGTACCCGACCACGCCAATAGTCTTTTTCTTTACGGTCTAGTTGTTCCCATCTGGCTCGTCTAAACCCCTCTTTATCAAATCGGTAACGTAAGTTCTTTGCTTGCTTATCATATTTTGTTTCCTCAGACATTTAACCCTTTCAATGGTTTATCCATAGTAAAGTGCACGTTAAACGCCATAGAGCGTCTCTCTCCTTCACTTCTAAACGGATAGACTTGATGTACTAGCCAACTAGGAAAGATGTAAAAATCACCCACTTCTGGCTTAACTAAGAAGCTATGCCTAGCAAAATGATTTGGAATAGACCCAATAAACTCTAGACAGCCGGCAGTAGGATGATGATCTTCTTTTTCGTATTCTTTATCAAACTCAGGAGGAATTTTTAGAAAACAAACGCCCGACAAATTCGAATCGTGAATATGCATCGGGTTAAAGTCACCGGCCCACTGACTAACTGCCCACACACGGAACGCGATTTTTGTACCCGCGGGAAGAAATTCGGGTAACACACGTTTCGTATACTCTTGCGATATGGTTGCAAGAAACTCTGGTAAACCATTGATTGCCATATGGTCTATACTAATCTCTTTTTTGACGTTCCCGGCAAGGTTATGGCTCCAATCTTTCTCTTTACTCTTCTCTTCATCATTCAATACATCATCAGATTGCTTGTTTAATGCATCGATATAGATTTGAGGTAGCTTAGTT